CATATACGTACTGAATTCCACAATGGACATTAAGCACGCTCATGCGTCTCCTGCGAAGGCGGAAGAGCTGACCCTTGGTCACGCTCAGGCCGCCCCCGCGAAGGAACAACAACCACGCAGCACCGCGAAAGGTGCCGCGTCTATGGTAGAGACACGAAAGAAAACTCCCGGGGGGAGCGTCCTCACGCTCTCTTCGTTACAACGCTGTCTATCCACTTTGTGCACTCTCTTCAGCCTTTATGGGTTCGACCCCTCGGGCTGGTCAAGTGCCAAGACACTCCAGCACTGGAAGGTGCTGTGCGACGATGTCGGGGGCGAGGATGCCTGGCTCAAAGTAGCCAAGTACAAACTTGCCGCCTTCTTTTCGGCGCACACCGACCAACCGGTGCGTCCTGTGCCACCGTTCAAGATCGCTGACGACCCCTCCAAGCTCCTTGGGGGGCGGGCGTCGCGCTGGGTCCGGGTCTTCCGTCTCCGAAGCACAACAGAGGAGTGGCGTTCATTCGTCACTTCTGTGCTGTACTCGAAGAAGGGTTTCCCGCGACCGAGCGTAACGTCTGTCAGGCGTGCTGAACAGGAGGCCATCACGAAGCTGTCCACGGAACGCAAAACACCTGCGTTCGTGTCACTCCATCGATGGTCGGACGCAGAGAAGCTGCGCCCCTCACAGGCCCTCACTTTCTCGCGCAGTGATGCGCAGCGAGAGTTGAGGCGGACTGTCCGTGAGGTCTTCACCGGACGGAAGTACACGATTGAGGATCGTGTGCGACCGTTCGTTCCGAGCACCAGCGCGAATTACAACAATACGCGCTCGGCGGCTGGGGCTATCGGGGCGATCCTTGGTTCGGATCTCCTTGACGGCCTTCGCCACCCTCGGACTGGTGTGACCTTCAACAAAGCGGACGAGAAGAAGAACGAGCAACAGCACGACAGGCAGGAAGGCGGTTTCCTTGTGGACACCACGGACTTCGACGATCGTTTCAGGCGCTTTTATTGGCGGCTGTTACGAGCGGCGATGAACGAAGGTGCCTACGCGGTCCCCGTCGGTCTACCTGAGGCTCTGAAAGTTCGAGTTATCACCAAGGGCCCCCCACTGACTAATACGGTACTAAAACCACTGCAGAAGTTCATGTGGAGGACGTTGGCGAATACTCCCTGCTTTCAGCTCGTCGGAACACCTGTCACGGCCGAGATCCTCCAGTCTCGGCTGGGCGAACGCTTGGAGTTGGGGGAGCTTTACCTATCAGGTGACTACACGGATGCAACAAACAACTTGCACTCGTGGGTCTCGGAGACGATAGTGCACGAACTCGCTGCATGCTGCGACCTGTCGGCCGCAGAGCACGAGCTCATGCTCAAATCGTTAACGGGACACGTCCTCGAGGACGAACACGGTGTGTTCCATCCTCAACGGACTGGTCAGCTGATGGGCTCTATCTCCTCCTTCCCCATACTGTGTTTGGCCAACGCGGCCCTTACACGGTATGCGCTCGAACAGGCGGATGGTCGCAAGATACCTCTGAAGGCCGTTAAGGCGCTCTTCAATGGGGATGACATTGTGGCACGGACGACTCCCGAAGGATGTCGGCTGTGGCGCAGTATCACCGCTTACGCGGGCCTCTCCGAAAGTGTGGGGAAGACGTATTATTCTCGTGAGTTTCTCAACGTGAATTCTACGAACTTTTCCAGACTATCGCAGGACCAGCGTACCATTGTCGAACGCCGTGAACGGCTCGAAGAAGTACGCGCCGGCCTTTCAAGCGCGGAGTCGTTAACTCGACGGGAGGGTCCTGTCTTCGTACAAACCAAGTACGTAAACATGGGCCTCTTCCTCGGGTACAAACGCTCCGGGCTGAAGGTCGGCGCCTCGGACGTCGTCGGTGACTCCTCCAAGGATGTCACCTTCGGCGCCCGTGCTCGCGAACTCAAACGTCTGTGTCCGACCCATCTCCAAGATCGGGTCATGACAGAGTTTGTCCGGCGAAATGCCAAAGTGCTGAAGCAATTCCACGTTCCTTGGTTTATCCCCGAGTGGCTCGGTGGTATCGGTCTCCCGTCGTTCTTCGACGACCGGGTGGGCGACTACCACGGACCCACTATGCTCGACGTGCGCCGAGCTGGTGACATCCTTTGGAACAAGCTGGACCGCGTCAGGTCCAGAGTGGAAGCAGGTTGGAAAATACACGCAAAAGTTCTAACGTACCTGCCGTCTCCGGCAGAGCCGTTGACCGCCGCGGAGGACAAGATCTACAATACAGTGTACGGTAGACTCTGTGCCGCGACGCTCTTCGACTCCCGCAACGAGCTATCGGACCTTTACGATCCTGAAGGCGCGAATGCGGGGACTAAGAACTTGCGTGCGAACGAAAAGCTATGGGCGCGGGCAAACGTCTTACCAAGACGGTATACCCGGCTCGTGGCCGATCGTATTTTCTCCGAGCTGCCTCAGCTACCGGTTGGCGTCCCGGTTGCTGAGATTCGTTCTTTACAGCGTTGATCCTTTCACCCGTCCTTCACGGGGTGCAGTAAGTGAGTCTGGAAATCCATTCCCC